TAGAATCTTCTTTTATCGACAAAACAGAAGAATGCGAGCATGGTGTGGTAGTTACCTATCACAAATGCCCTGATTGCATGGAAGCTCAAGCCCTTACGAAGGAAGCGATATATAGTTCCTGGATTTATTTTACCACTTGGATTATTGATTGCCTTTTTGGTAACATCTTTCTCGCATTTGTTATGCGGGATTCTTTTATGGGAGACCATATTAGTTCATGGTGTAAAACCAAGGCTTTTGCTGGTCTTAGGAGAAGATTTATCAGAAATAGAATTGAATATCTGCATCAGCAGAGTTACTTCTTGCTTTCTCGTAGAGCACGAGAATTAAATGGAGTTTTGGCTGTGCTGATTGGTATCTTTTCCATATATGGTATTTCCTCTTTGGTATCGTGGATCAGAGGACCAGACGAACGTGTATTTGCTCAGTCTGATATTTGGGAGAAAAACGAATCAAATGAAGATTTTGTCATCCCCCAACGAGCTTCCCCTGGTAATAATCAGGAGATTAGACAGACTATTCGCAAGTCCATGTTCATTTTGAATATAACGAACCATGATAAAGTGGAACGTGTCTATTGCCTGTGTATAAAGGCGGGTGTTTATGTTACTGTAGGACATGTCTTTGGAGATGCAGACTCCTGGGACTGTGTTGCAGATTTCATGAACCCCCATCAGCAGGCAAAAGCCGTCCGAGGTTTTGTTCTTGAGAGGAAACAATTAGAATTTCTCCCAAATGATTTGTGTGTAATTAAGACACGTCATATAATACCTCGTAAACCACTCTATGAATTTCTCCCAACCAAAATAGATAAAGCTGGGCGCGTAGCACAGCAAATCTTGTATGAGAATGAAGCCTTACATGTTGTCGATTTACAGACACATAACTACGGTGCCAGTTCTTATAGAGATCGGCATGGAAAACTCTACACAGGGAATTTTATGCATGGTAGGAGATTTGATGGTTTTCCGAAGGCTGGAGATTGTGGATCACCACTGATACACACTTCAAAATTTGGATGTTATATCGCTGGTATCCATGTTGCAGGACACAGTGCGACTGGCAATGTTGTATTCTCACAATTATCTAAAGATATGTTTAGAGACACAATGCCACAAGCATTAAGTGGACCTGGTAATATGAATTCCATTATGACAGGATCCCGAAGTTCGGGTAGTCTAGGTGAGCCTTATAGAAAAGGCATTCATCATTGGACTAAATCAACATCATGTGAAATCCTGGGTTCTTATCCAGGTAGACACACTCCAACATCTAAAGTGTCTTATTCTAAAATATGCACTAAGATTAGGGAGGAATTTGATTATCCATGTCCTTATGGAAAACCAGTAATGACCCCTTTTCAATCATCAACAGGAGAGTGGATAAATCCTTTCACATTAGCGTGTGATGATCAGGCTTCCATATCTCCCTTCTTTAAAGAAAGTACTATACGCATTTGTCGAGATCAATATCTAAAACATGTTGGTCCCGTTGAACTTGCGTACGATGTTCTTCCTCAGGAGGCTGCCATTAACGGTATGGCAGGTGTTGATTTTATAAATCGTTTACCGATGAAGACTTCTGGAGGCTTCTTCTTCCCTGGTGCTAAGAAACGCTACTTTGAGGAAGGTGAGGACGGCGTATTAATCGCCAGTCCGGAGGTCCAAGATAGGATTGATGAAATTGAACAGTCATACATCCTTGGTGAACGTGCAAATATCCTCTTTCAGGGTACTCTTAAAGATGAACCGACGAAATTTAAGAAAATTGCATCAGGCAAAACACGAGTTTTTACAGCGTGCGATGTTGCATTCTCGATTATAGTGAGAAAGCAGTACCTAGGGGTGACAAAATTCATTATGGAGCATAATCTACGTACAGAATGTGCTGTTGGTATGAATTGTTACTCGGAACAATGGGGTGATCTTTATGATTACCTCACATGTTTTGGAGAGGATAGAATAATAGCTGGAGACTACTCAGCCTTTGATAAGAATATGCCTTCCATTTTTATTTTGGAGGCTTTCTCAGTATTGAATCATTGGCTTGATCAAGTTGATCCGTGCCCTAAGAATAAAGCCATTAGACAAGGAATAGCAACTGATATTGCATTTCCTATTGTCAATTTAAACGGTGATGTTTTTCAATTTTACGGAGGAAATTCCTCAGGGCACCCTCTTACAGTCATCATAAACTCCATTGTGAATAGCCTTTACATGCGTTATGCATATATCGAACTCGGTTTAAATATCGAGGATTTTTCACAAAAAGTTCGTTTGATGACTTTAGGAGATGATAATATTATTGGGTCAGAATCTGATGTCTTCAACCATACGGCCATAGCAAAGGTCCTGGG